ATATATTTTTCAACCAAGGAGAGCCACATCATGGCATCAAAAATGTTTTCAGGCGAACAAAAAGCCAAACTAACTCAACTAATTAACGAAGGTATCGCTGTATTACAAGAAGTAGAAGATTTGAGCGCAGGCTTGAATGATACGGTTAAAGCAGTAGCAGAAGAATTAGAAATCAAACCTAGTTTACTCAAAAAAGCCATTAAGATCGCTCAAAAATCAAAGCTAACCGAAACCAATGCTGATCACGAAACAGTTCAAGACATCCTTGAAACAGTTGGTCGCACGGTTTGATCGATTGGCACGCGACATTTAATTTTGTCAAAAGGGATTGGCACAGCCATCCCGTTAGGTTATGTTTAGAAGTATGTAATTGGTTATTAAACATAGTAATAGCACTATCAGTTAGTCTAACAGTGCCATATACCAATTGGTTGATAGTGTATCCAATCATATTTGTAGCATTGAGTATTAGCGTTTTTACCAGCATCAGTCGTGGAAGTTTTGGCTTATTGATGACTACTTTGACTTTGTTTATCATTGACAGTATAGGATTTTACCGAGTATTAGTGTTATAATTAATAAAACGCCCATCCGGGCATGAAGAGTGTGTGTGAGCTAGAAGTCGCACAAAAAAGGAAAAAGATGAGTTACGTAGACGCATTGTTCGATAGAACAAAAGATCGCATTTACATCGTTGAGCGTGTGAATGGACAAAGAGAATATAAAGAATTTCCAGCCAACTATACTTTTTACTATGATGATCCTCGTGGTAAATTCCGCACTATATATGACACACCTGTCAGCAGATTCAGCACACGTATAGGTAAAGAGTTCCACAAAGAAGTCAAAATCAACAGCGGCAAGCGTATATGGGAAAGTGACATCAATCCCGTGTTCCGCTGTCTAGAAGAAAACTATCTAGGGCAGAAGTCACCTAAACTACAGACAGCGTTCTTCGACATTGAGGTAGACTTTGATCCTGTCAGAGGATTCAGTCGTCCAGAAGATCCATTTAATCCAATCACAGCGGTATCAGTATATCTAGATTGGCTAGACAAACTAGTGACCATGGTTATCCCGCCTAAATCAATGAGCTGGGAAACTGCCGAGGAGATTGCTAAGAACTATGATAACTGTTTCTTGATGGAACGTGAAGAAGACCTGCTCAAAACATTCTTAGATTTGATTGATGATGCTGATATACTATCAGGTTGGAACTCAGAGGGCTTTGATATTCCGTACATGGTACAGCGTACCAATCGTGTACTGAGCAAAGATGACACACGCAGATTCTGTTTATGGGGACAATTTCCCAAGCAACGTGAGTTTGAACGTTTTGGTGCGGCTAACATGACATTTGATCTTATTGGTCGGGTACATATGGATTATATGCAACTGTATCGCAAATATACCTATGAAGAACGTCACAGTTATAGCCTAGATGCTATTTCAGAATATGAACTAGGTGAAAGTAAAACACAGTATGAAGGCACCTTAGACCAACTATACAACAAAGACTTTGCTAAGTTTATCGAATACAATCGCCAAGACACCGCCTTGTTACACAAACTAGATACTAAACTACGTTTCTTAGACCTAGCCAATGAATTGGCGCATGATAACACAGTGCTACTACAAACGACCATGGGTGCTGTAGCAGTTACAGAGCAGGCTATCATTAACGAAGCACATCAACTCGGTATGGTTGTACCAAATCGTAATCGCGATGAGCAGTTTGACACACAGGCCGCAGGTGCGTATGTAGCGACTCCTAAAGCAGGCATGCATGACTACATTGGTGCTATTGACATCAACTCACTATATCCAAGTGCTATTCGAGCACTTAACATGGGACCAGAAACTATCGTGGGGCAACTGCGTCAAACAATGACTGAACACTATATCAAAGAGAAACAAACAGCGGGTAGTAGTTTTGCTGACGCATGGGAAGGTTTGTTTGGGTCTCTAGAATATACAGCAGTTATGAATGGTGAGGCTGGAACTGAAATTACCATCGACTGGGCCAATGGTTCTAGTGATGTCCTAAGTGCCGCAGATGTTTGGCGACTAATCTTTGACAGCAACAAGCCCTGGATCTTATCAGCAAATGGCACTATCTTTAATAATGAACGCAAAGGTATTATACCAGGCTTACTAGAACGTTGGTATAGTGAACGACAAGACATGCAGGCCAAAAAGAAAGAAGCGACTACTGATGAAGATACAGCATTCTGGGACAAACGTCAGTTGGTTAAGAAGATTAACTTGAACAGTTTATATGGTGCTATCTTAAATCCAGGTTGTCGGTTCTTTGACAAGCGTATTGGACAGTCAACTACACTTACTGGTCGTACTATCGCCCGTCACATGGATGCATACATAAACGAATGTATCACAGGCATATATGATCATACCGGTGAAGCGATCATCTACGGTGATACTGACTCATGTTATTTCAGTGCCTACCCAATGGTCAAGGCAGATGTTGAAGCGGGTAAGATGGAATGGAACAAAGACATAGCAGTAGGTTTGTATGACAGCATCGCAGATCAAGTCAATGAAAGTTTTCCAGCATTCTGTGAGCGTGCATTCCATACTCCCAGACGCCAAGGTGAACTGATCAAAGGTGGACGAGAAAGTGTATCGCTCAAAGGCCTGTTTATTAAAAAGAAACGTTATGCTATCCTGATCTATGACATGGAAGGTCATCGTTTAGATAGTCACGGTACTCCAGGCAAAGTAAAAGCCATGGGCTTAGACTTAAAGAGATCAGATACTCCTAAAGTTATCCAAGACTTCTTAAGTGATGTATTGTTATCTGTGCTAACCGGCGCAGATCGTGAAGCGATCATTGACAAAGTCAGAGACTTTAAATTACTGTTTACAGAGCGTCCAGCTTGGGAGAAAGGCACACCTAAACGTGTAAACAACTTGACCAAGTATACCAAGGAAGAAGAACGCCTAGGCAAAGCCAACATGCCAGGACACGTTCGTGCGGCAATGAATTGGAACAATTTAAAACGCATGATGGGTGACCAATATAGTATGACGATAGTTGATGGTATGAAGACTGTGGTGTGTAAGTTAAAGGAAAATCCATTAGGCTATAGCAGTGTTGGATATCCTACAGATGAAACACATATTCCTGCGTGGTTCAAAGAGTTACCGTTTGATGATGCTAGTATGGAAACTGGTATTGTAGATCAAAAGGTAGAAAATTTACTAGGTGTATTGAAATGGCAAATCTCTGAGAACACACAGATCGCTACAACATTTGATAATTTATTTAGTTTTGAATAATGTCTACGTTAAGTCAATTAGTAAAATTACGTAATGATCTAGAGTCTACTCTAATTAAGTTATCTCTGGTAGATCATATTACAGAGAAAATTAATATCATCAATTCAGTAAAAATAAAAAACAACATTAATGATTATAATCAAGATATTTTTGAATTTAATAGTAGATATGAAAAATTAATACATGATAGTAATAGTATAATTAAAGACATTGAAGTTGCGATCGAAAAAATTAATAATGATATTGATAACTCTGCTAAAAAAGTCTTTAATACCCCTGTATTTAATCAACTACTGCCAACTAATACAGATATAGAATCTATTCTTAAATTAAGAATCAGCAAATATAGCGATTGGAAATTTCCCGGGTTACAGATTTGTAGATACATTAGCAAAAACGATTGGCGTGCCCAGGCAAATCAACAAGAATTTGCCAATGGTAAAGATCAAATTGATTGTATGCTTGCCTGCGACCCTCTTTATCTATTAGGCTATGATATAAAAGCATTAGAAGATATTATTAGTCCATTTCCAGAGGTATATAGAAAAAGATTAAGATTATACGAATTAAAAAATAAAAATTTAAATGTTATTCCACAAAATCAATTTAGTTTTATCCTGTGTTGGGATTTTTTAAATTATTTGCCAATTGATGATGTTAATTTTTATCTAAAGGAGTTAATTAAAGTTTTAAGACCCGGGGGTGTACTATTTTTTAGTTATAATAATTGTGATATTGAAAATTCTGCAGAATCTGCAGAAAAATCAAAGGCGTGTTGGGCTACTAAAAGGCAAATCAAAAACATAGTTTTAAATCTAGAATATGAAATTATAAAATTTGAAGATATGGCCGTAAACGATTTACTTAATAGTTATGTAAGTTGGGCAGAAATTCGAAAGCCGGGGGAACTGAAAACAGTCAGAGCACATCAAGCTATAGCACAGATATTAACAAAATAATTTTATCAAACTACTTGCAAGATCTAAATAAACCATATACAATATATTATCAACAAGGAGAAGTAAATGAGAGACCATCTATTAGACATCGTTAAAAACACTTATGGCTTAGGCATTATTGACTTAGTTAAAGTATCAGGCACAGATTCAGAAACAAATATTGAAGCACTAGCAGAAGACCGTAGTGTTATCGTACAGGCTAAACTAAACGGACCAGTAGCAGAGTTTATTGGTACATTTGGTATGCCAAACTTAGGTAAACTAAACACTATCTTAGGTATTCCAGAGTACAAGGACAATGCTAAGATTAGTTTAACTCGTCAAGATCGCAATGGTGAATCTGTAGCAGTAGGCCTACATTTTGAAAATGCTGCGGGTGACTTTAAAAACGACTATCGTTTTATGAGCCAAGAGATTGTTAATGACAAACTTAAAACAGTTAAAATGCGCCCAGTGACCTGGCATGTAGAATTTGAACCAACAGTGGCCAATATCCAAAGACTTAAATTCCAAGCGAGTGCTAATGCAGAAGAAGCAAACTTTACTGCTAAAACCAACAATGGTAATTTAGAATTATCATTTGGTGATCATTCAAGTCACGCAGGTAACTTTGTGTTCCAAGCAGGTGTTACTGGTACACTAAGTAAAAATTGGTCATGGCCAGTTAACGCTGTATTGAGCATCTTAAATCTAGCAGGTGATAAGAAATTTAGCATCAGTGATGAAGGTGCGGCACAGATCACAGTTAACTCAGGTCTTGCTACTTATAACTATATCCTACCAGCACAGAGCAAGTAATGGATTTAGGCCGCTGGGCACACCTAGGGCATAGATTAGGTGAGTGCTGGGTTGATGAAGTAAATGATAAGACCTACATTCATATACCTAAAAACGCCAGTAGTTTTGTTAAAGGTGTGCTGATTGGTTCGGGTGGATTTTGGCATCACAGTGGAACATTAATCAACAGCAACGAAAATTTGATTATGTTACGTGATCCTATTGATCGTTGGTGTAGTGGTATTACTCAATACCTACATAATAGTAAGCAGGATCTATCTGTAGACAAAATATTTGATAAGATAACCTTTGATGATCACACAGATCTACAGACATATTTTTTACAAGGTGTAGATTTGGATAAATCTACATTTATGTTTGTAGATGATAATTTACGAGCTAATTTAGCCAATTGGATTTATGATCATGGGTATAGAACTAATGTTGATATCGCTATCGAATATAACGCCAGCAGTGAAGATGATCGTGCAACAACCAAAGACTATTATGCTAAACTACTTGACCAAAATCCAGAATTTGTGTTAAAATTACAACAGCACTTTGAAGAAGACTATAAACTAATCGGTAAAGTAAAATTTTATGGAAATTGATAATCTAACCAGCAAGCAACTAGACTATGCTGTATTCTTACCAGCACTGTCAGGCTTTTATGCTACTTATGTAGGTAAGCAACGACATGATCCTACGTATGTAGATCCTGCACGAGTTCCAGCAGACTTTGAAAATGGTATCGAAGGGCTCAATTGGCTTAATCCAGATGCGGCGTACTTTCCATATCACTGGGCACTATATTCGGCAGGTCATGCAGAACTAGATACCAACAAAGTCAGTCCTAAAGAAGACATGATACGTAATCGTGATCGTAGTAGATCATTTGTCTTAGGTGACAGTGGTGGATTCCAGATTGGTAAGGGTGTATGGGAAGGTGATTGGAAGAATCCTGCGTGTCCTAAAGCACAGAAGAAACGTGAGCTAGTGCTTAGGTGGATGGACGCTTATATGGACTATGGAATGATCTTGGATATTCCGGCTTGGGTGTGTCGTAGTCCAGAAGGACGTAAAGCATCAGGTATCACTAGTTATATGGAAGCTGTAGAAGGCACATACATTAATAACGATTACTTTATGAAACACCGCACAGGTGCTTGCAAATTCTTAAACGTTCTACAAGGCGAAAATCACGCAGAAGCAGAAGATTGGTATCAGCGCATGAAGAAATACTGTGATCCTAAACAGTATGACAAACCATTCAATGGTTGGGCCATGGGCGGACAGAACATGTGTGATGTTCATCTGATACTTAAACGTCTAGTGGCCTTACGCTTTGATGGCCTATTACAAGAAGGCCTCCACGACTGGATGCACTTCTTGGGTACGAGTAAATTAGAGTGGGCATGTTTATTAACAGATATCCAACGTGCTATACGCAAGTATCACAATCCTAAATTTACTATATCCTTTGACTGTGCAAGTCCATTCTTAGCCAGTGCCAACGGTCAGATCTATATCCAAACTGAAATCGAGGATAAAAGCAAATGGACTTATCGTATGGTTCCAAGCGTAGATGATAAGAAATATGCCATAGACACACGCCGCTTCCGTGATGCAGTATTACAAGATAACTTGTTCAAAGCATTTACAGAAAGTCCAATTAGCCAACGTTGCACTATTAAAGATATTTGTATATATAAGCCCGGTGATCTTAATAAGATCAACAAGGAAGGTCGGACTTCATGGGACAGTTTTAGTTATGCTATCCAGATGGGGCACAATGTTTGGAGTCATTTAACAGCGGTACAGTCTGCTAACAGAGAATATGACACTGGTAAGATGCCAGCTATGATGCATAGTGAAACAGCTGATAAGAAAACTCCTAGAAACTATGGAACAAATACTTTCCGTGAGATCGTTGACTTAATATTTGCTGTAGATAATAGAGAAGACGCACTAGCATTGATTGAATATTACAGCGCATACTTCCAAGATATCAGAGGCACACGTGGTGCTACAGGTGACAAAGCTGTCAATGCTGGTACTATGTTTAACAGTCTATTTGAAAGTGAAGAACCAGAAGAACATCACGTAGATGACAGTGGATTAGATGAAACCAGCTTAGACGATTTAGAAAACCAACTAGGAGAGTAATGTGAATAAGGAAAAGTTACAACATCACCTTAAACATTTAGAAGAACGTCACGCAGAGTTAGAAAAGAAAATCAAAGACGGATACAGTCATTACCTAGATGACATGCATCTTGGTAAAATCAAACATGAAAAATTAGGTATTAAACGCGACATTGGAAAAACTCTTAAACAACTGGCAGAGTATAAATGAAGCGCGATTATACTGATGGTGTAAAAGAAGACATAACATACTTCACTGGTGTAGAGATCGAACGGACTCCTGCCTACGGTATGATGACACTATTTGTAGTAGGAGTACAACGTAGTGAAGAAATCATTGCATTAGCTAAAGAAAAAGAGTGTAAGCACATTTATTTTGGTGCTAATCAAAGTTTTCCTAAGTTAGCCACAGATGATGCCGATGGGTGGCGTCCGTGGGAACGTATGATTGATCA